TGTTTGTCGCAATATAACTATTATCGTTCATATTTTCAATCACATTCAGCCAAGAGTAATAAAAAATCAATCAAATCCTTGCAAATCGTAAAAATTAAACACTATATTTGCACCGCAATTTCGGAAAGACAATAACGATTGTCGAGTGTTAAAAACAATACGAAAAAGCAAATAAAATTATGGCGAGGTAGCTCAGCTGGTTAGAGCGCATGATTCATAATCATGAGGTCGGCGGATCATGCCCGCCTCTCGCTACAACGGGAAGAAGCGAAAACAAAGGCCTTTCGAGAGATCGAGGGGCCTTTTTCATTTTCCAAATATTACCGAAATTAGCTATATTTGTTCATATTTGTGTTACGATATTGTCACGAAGAATATGGCCACTTTCAAAATTTGCGTTTTCAGTCATCAAAAAAGACAGGATGGAAAGTACCCTGTTTCAATTCGGGTTTACTGGAAAAGAAAGTACGGCTACATCGGTACGGAACACTACGTCACAGACAAACAGCTTCAAAAAAAATCAAAACAGGTTAAAAATAAAGAGACCGGATTGCTTGAATCAAAACAATCCGTGGAATTAAAGGATATTTATATCATCGACCAGCTCAATAAGCGTATACTTGGATACGAAAGCCTGAAGTCAAAGCAGCTGGGCGAAAATATCCACCTGTACACTGCCCAGGAACTGGCAAAGTATTTTGAGAAGGAAACATCCACCGGATCAGATCCGGAAATTGATTTCATAAGATTCGCCCGGAAACATTGTGAAAAGTTAGTCAGACAGGATCGGGAACAAACCGCGAAGATCCTCACCCGGACAATAAATGCCCTAATCGATTTTGCCGGTGAAAGAATACCTGTATCCTCTATCACCTCGAAATTCCTTGACCACTTTGAAGCGTTCCTGAAGGGCGAGCGTGTGCTCAAGCGGAAGAACCAATTCGGAAAGATTGTCACGACAAAGAAGAGCGGGATTTCAGATGTCAGCCTGGTAGACTACATGACCGATGTGCGGACTCTGTTCAATGCAGCAGTTAAAGAATTCAACGACGAAGATAAAGGCGACATTAAGATTGCCCACTACCCTTTCAAAAAATACAAAATTGAAAAGACACCCAAGTCAAAAAATCTAAACCTCTCGGTCGACCAGATCCGGGCCATCGCAGAAGTGGATGAAAAAGGATTACTCCTTCCCAGGACAATTATTGCAAGAGATGTTTTCATGCTCTCATTCTACCTCGCGGGCACCAATTTAATCGATTTATATGAAACCAGAGCCGGAGGGTTTAAAGATGGTCGCTTCTCCTACGAACGCCACAAGACCGCCAGACGCAGGAAAGATAACGCCTACATCTCCGTCCAAGTGCAACCTGAGGCGTTGCCATTGTTTGAAAAGTACAAAGACCCAACCGGCGAGAGAGTATTTGATTTTTACCGGAGATACTCAACCTCTCACATCTTCAGTTCGAATATTAATAAGGGGCTCAAAAAAGTGGCCGAAATTTGTGGTATAGATGAACCCCTCACGACCTACTATGCCCGTCACAGTATCGCAACGATTGCGCGAAATGACTGCAACGTATCAAAGGATGATATAAACCTGTTATTAAATCACGTTGATGAAGACATGAGGGTAACGGATATTTACCTGGCCGTTGACTGGTCCAAACTGGATAATGCTGTGAGGAAGGTTTTGGATCTGGTAGGTTTTGGAGATCTACTTTAGACCAATTTTAAACTAAACAAAAAAGCTTTTGCTCTTGTTACAGTGGGTGCAAATATTTTGTAACTTTCAAAAGAAAGCATACTTTCACCGTCCAATTTCGAAACCATCAATGCAACGATTACGCAAAATATTGTCACAAATTGCCGTTGGGGTACTTGTGTTTTGCTTACTTTTCTGGTTTCAAGATCTAATCTTCGGAGGGATAAAAGGTTTCAGCCAGATCATTATTTTACACAAATTCTTATTAAAGGAATTGATTTTCGTAATGTCATCGTTAATTGCATCAGTATTTATTGTCAAACGATATCATTACCTCCCCTAAGTGCAGCTTGTCCGTCTTTTGTTTGATTTTCAATCAACTTTAAAGCAATACCTTCGCAATCCTTAAGTAGTTCCGGATTTAACTCCAACAACGTCAATATGGCCTCTTGATTACGTCTATTTTGCTGCTGATTTTTCGAAAACTCATCCAGCTCTTTCTTTTGTTTTAGGGCTTCCAGAATTCTCCCCCAAACCCCTTTACTACCAAACTTGAAACCTGCTTCTTTACTATGGGAAAGCCCACCACCCACGATAGCTATGACCACAAGAGCCACGCATACAGCATAAGGAAGGTAGGAAGAGATCGACACCCACTCGCCTGGAGACTGTACTCTCGCCTTTATCTCTGCGGGTTCAATATCCACGTCTGCATCAATTCGAATAAGCTCTTCAGCGCAATCCAGAATTCTAAAAAAGGCTTTATAGTGACGAGCTGTTACTTCGATATTTTGAGTCACCCTAAGAACAAAATGACTACTTCCATCTAAAACAAAATCATTACTTACCGTTGTTTCTATGAAGTATCTATAATCTGATATATTTGTAATGGTACTTTGGACCCTTACAAACTTCCAGTAATTGGGGTCCAACTTATGGCGTGGTAGATCCTTAATAATCCACTTTACTCGTTTACGTTTAACCAGATCACAAACTGTGGTTGATCTTTCAAATGAATCAGCAAGATAAATACTTGATTCCAAGACTTCACCGAACGAATAAAAATCTGAATTTTCACTTGGGATCAAGACAATATCACCTTTCTTAATTTCACGGACAAAGGTCTCGATCTGATGAATAGCCTTCACTGCGCTCATCATCCGGCTTTTTTCACTTGCAAAATCTTTCTCGTCCGAAAATTCAATTTTAGCCGCTAACTCATCTAACATTAAACGCCTGGTTAGCTTAAACCTCTTCAGTTCATCTTTTTTCAACCCAGCCCCCTGTTCTTCTGGAGGCAACTTCTTAAGATCAGAGTATTTAATCTCATTCCAACCTACACCAATGAAGTCATTAGCCTTAAACCCTTCATAGTCTTCTCCCGACGAAGTACGAACAAGCCAGTAGTTCTTTGATAAATCCTTCTTGAGTTTCTTTTCTATGAGACTCGCTAATGTTTCTTCCATGGAGTTGATTTTTGGGTTGGTAAATTAGTTAAATCAAAAATACACAAATATACGACAAGAGATATATTTAATATAAAACTTTCTAAACAAACATTTCGCCTCTGCCAGTCAACAGCCACTCCGCACAAATGTTGTACTCTTTCACAAGATAAACCAGAGCATCTATATCGATAAATTTATAACGGGCATTGTGTTCCGGATTTCGTAAAGCGGATCTCAAGTTCGAGTATTTAGCCCGGTGCAGACCGTGATCATCGCAAAAGGTTTGAAGGCCGGCCAACTTTCCCGCAGCAATCAACAAATCAATCGCTTCAAAAAACCTTCGTTGCACATCCTGCGTCTGCTTACTTACTGTTTTTGCTTCCATGTTAGTCTGATATATTTTCGATTACAAAAAAATCAAAGAGCGCTCCTTTTATTTTGGCCTTTGATCAACACAAACGAATCAATCAAAAAATTGATCTCATCCTCCGGCATACAATCAATCCCTATTTCATTTATACTTAATTCGCCGGTATACAGTTTATCCAGGTGCCCGAGCCGGTTGGCTGTATTTGCTATCAATCGCTTGTGCGCCTCCTGGATGGAATAGAATAACCTGGTCTTATCCTTATGTGAGTAATAACACATTCCGTCATATTCCAGGGTTGTGTGCTTCCAATCAACCACGGTCCAAAAAAGCAGGTTGAAACTCTCCCACTTTTCAAAGATCTCTTTTAGGGAGACACTCACCTCTGCCCCATCCAGATCTGAGAAATCCTTAAATTCGGATGCCAGCCGGAGGGCTTTCCCGTAGAACTTCGACTTGCTTTCTTGAAAGGTTAATCTCAGCATATCATTCCAGTATATTGAGTTCCTTTGATTTCAGCAGGTACAACCGCTGAATGTTCCGGTTAATACTTGCCAAGTTCACACAGAATCCGTACAAAATAGCGCAAACTATCAGCAGTCCGGCCCCATAAAACACGTAATCATACATTTTTGCTTCGACACCAGCATAGATCATCCCTACGGCGGCCAAAGCCCCCAAGCCCATGATCAAAATGCCCAATCTTCTGAGGAACTCAGCCCCTTCTGCTTTGTCATCTTTCATATCTATTTAGTTGATTTTTGAATTGCACCGGGTATTCTATTTTATTTCTATCACAGAACTCAATAAAATCTCTCAAAAACTGTTCTTCCTTCTCGTTTTTGGTCTTTCTATAAAGTATCCTAAGTCTTGTCGGCGAATGCCAGGCTACACGATCCATGTACCCCTTACCATAATTTTCGTATATATGCTCCAAGCACTTCTCATACTCCGTAATCGCCTTTTCAATCTCTCCGGTTTTTTCCAAGGCGATACCTTTATTGCTATAATCACCAACCGGGGCATTAACCTCCGACCACTTTCGATTAGACTCCTTGAGTTTTTTGTATTCTTCCCGAGAAGGTCTGTCTAACTCATCAAGCTTATTTTCGAAGTCCGTAAGCCAAGGATCTTCTAAATATTTGGTTTGAGGGCTTGAACTTCCCGCGCTCCGTTTTGAATAAGAGAAACCCCAGAATGCTGCGATTACGAGTATTGCAAAAATGATGAATCCCATAAGTTTTTAGGCGTTTATCTGTTCCTCCTCTTGCTTCTTCCCGATCGTCTAACCTCCACCACGTTATATAAATATGCGACTTCCCGAAGATTCAATTTGAAATCCGGGTGTTCTTCTGTGTTTATCGAGTGACAAGTGATCTCACCTGTCTGGACATCGTGATCAACGATCTCCTTCAGCATAATGCCCTTCGTGCCATGGGCGATCACAAAGTCCCAATCTTTGATATGCAGCTTATACTGCCACAGATCGCGTTTGACCTCCCGGCAAATCACAACATCCCCTTTTAGGTATTCCGGCTCCATACTATCTCCGTCAACTTCAAAAGCCAGGTATTTGCCTTTATACTCCTGGTCAGCCTCTATCAAAACCGTAGGCAGGTCCTCCAGATACTCGTCCGAATAATAGGCCCCCGCAAATCCAGCCCTTGCGCTCGTTGATACCAATTTTACCGGAATATAGGATTCGTATTCCTTTGCTTTTAATTCATCGATCGTTTTCAAAACGGATTCTGTTTTCCCCGGTCCTTGAACATGTTGTATTGTTCCAATCTGCTTGTCTGAATCGATATTGACTTTTAACTCCCCTGTTTCGGTCAATAGTATATGCCTAATTGTTTCCAAAACCTTATTGGCCGAAAATTCTCCCGCCTCTTTATTTATGGTGTGTGCTCTTACCTTCTCCGTATCATTTTTTTGATACACAGTAAAATCGATTGTCGGATATAGCGCTGATAATTTATCAAGCATAGACTCTGGCATCTGGTTTTTACCATTCTCTATTTGCGAAATAAATGACTGAGCAACGTCAAGCGCCTCGGCCAGATCCTTCTGACTGATCTTATGCTCCTTCCTAAACCTTTTTAAATCAAACATATACAACAGGTGTGAAATATTATCACAAAATATCAGTGATATTTCTTGTTTTATAACTGATATATCACTTATATTTGTATCATATTAATTCGATGACAACACAAAGTTATCGAGATGTAAACAGAAAGTAAAGATAAATATTAACCCAAAACAATGGACAAGGAAACACTACAAAAAGTTAAGTCCCTGCTTAAAAGGGGCGATCAGGCCGAAATAGCCAGACAGACGGGCTTGCACAAAGTTACTGTGAACCGGTTTTTTAGCGGTGAAGAAGAAGTGTCTGATGACACAGCCGAGAAGATTATCTCCGCAGCTGCCAAGGTGATCAATAGCCACGAAAAAAAGAAAGCTAAGAACAGCCAGACTCTTAAATCGATAATCAACAAATCTTAAAAACATGGACTTACCAGCAGGAATATTGCCGGAAGATTGCAACATCGAGCTGTTTGCAAACCCCGCTGAATTCGGGAAATGCTTATTCATCCAGTACGGTCAATCTAAACCGTTTCACGAACTACCGGCTCAAGTTGTTGCAGGGCTCTATCAAGAGTGTTTTTCGGACAAAGAAGCGATAGCGGGTTTGAAAGACATGGGGATTCCGGATAATGCGAAAGTTGAGTTCTACAACTTCTGTAATCGAGGGGCCCTTAATTCTGAACCGGACATTAACGAAGCTGGTAAGCGTACGACAGAGTATTTCAATTGCGGCCGACGCGGTAAATGCATTGGTGAAGGGCGGGTCTGCAAACTGACCGTTAAAGGGACAAGGTTCACGCCGAGAGAACTTGAGTGCATTCGACTGAACAACCAAGGGAACGACTATGCCCAAATTCAGAAAGAAATGGGTTTCAAAAGCAAGACGGCGGTCAACTCACTGATGTCGCGATGCCGCACCAAGCTGGACGCCAAAGACCGCACGGAATTACTCATCAAATCGCAACAATTGGGAATCAGTTAATTAACCACACCATGAAGAAAGAGAACGTTTTAAAAATTTACGCAGCCTTGAGTTTTGTGATGCTGTTTGGACAACCTGACACGCCGTCGCTATTGCTGCTAACAGGCTATTATGCCTTTGTCCTTGCAAACTTGGCCAACGCAGCCCGGTTAAGTAGAAAAATAAAACCCCAGGAGCCATGCCCCAGAATGACAGAGAACTAATCAGGAAGGCTTTTTTTACAAACGACTGGGGCGTGGTAGCAGGGCTGAAAGAAAAAGCAAAAACAACCGAAGCAAAGGAAATCCTGCACGACCGGATGATCCACTTGTACCGAAAAGAGGAATGGTTTGCAGAACAATTATAAGAAGAGAGTATGGACAATATAAAACTACCGGCAACACGCGCCGAATACATAAGGGCTTTACAGGATGTGGCCGAAATCGGAGCCCAAAAAGCATTGGAGAAAGCCGGACTGCTGAAACCCTATCTCAAACTAAGGGAAGCAAAAAGAATGTACGGTCCGGCAATCGTGGAAAGGTGGGTAAGAGAGGGATTGGTAGATAAGATCAAGGATGGTGACAACTCAGCAAACGTGAGGATTAACAGAGCTCAAATTGAGGCTGTTGCCAAATCATCCAACCGATCAACTTACATGACACTGGAAGAAATGCAAGAGGACAATAAACGACAAAAATGACTAAAAGCATGGACAAACAACAATTCCCGCCCGAGGTGGATGCAGACCTACGGGAATACATGGAAAAGGGGCCGAAGACCGCCCGTATGATCGGAGGACTAACAATCGCATTACTAATAATCTTGCTTGAAGCAATTTCAATTTTATTATAAACCAAATTTTCTGACAATGATGAATTTCACTATCGATGTGAGGCTAACGGCTTCACCAGAATTGCTCAGCGCAATTCAGAACCTAACAAACGCTTTCACCGGACAAACGCCAGCGGCGAAACAAACGCCAAAGGCCTTAGAAAAACAGGTGCAGGCGGTTGAGAAAACGACCCAAAAAGCCGAAGCGGCAAAAGAGGCAGCAAAGGTGGAAGGACCAAAAGAGGAAGTACCGGCATCAGCTGAGACCGCATCGGAATCTACTACTGAGGACACTGTGGCTTTCACTATTGAACAAGTCCGTGCCGCCGTTAAGGAGAAATCGACCAGCGGTAAAAAAGACCAGGTAAAAGCGTTGCTGGCTGAGTTCGACACGAACAGTGTAACCAATATGGATGCAAAGCATTATGCAGCATTCATGGCTAAAGTGGAGGCACTGTAATGGGCTCACCAGACAACAACGGGCACGCCCTTCTTGGGCCATCAGGTGCAAGTCGCTGGATGGCTTGCACCCCATCGGCCCGACTGGAGGAAAAGTTCCCCGACAAAACCAGCGAAGCGGCTGAGGAAGGGACTACCGCTCACGAACTCGGTGAGATCCTGCTCCGAACTTTCACTAAAGAGTACACGAAACGCAGATCCAACTCTCTGCTGAAAAAGCTGAAAGAGTCGAAGTACTACAACAATGAAATGCAGGATGCGATTGACAACTATGCCGCCTTTATCGTTGAACGCTTTGAAGCCGCTAAAGAACGGACTCCGGATGCGGTATTGCTGATCGAACAGAAGCTGGATCTGACAGAGTACATTCCTGAAAGCTTCGGTACTGGTGACTGCGTAATCATTGCAGACGGGACACTGGACATCATTGACCTGAAATACGGTAAAGGCGTGATGGTTTCCTGCGAGAACAACAAACAGATGCGTCTGTACGGTTTGGGTGCCCTGCGTGAATTCGATTTCATGTACGACATAGACACTGTCCGCATGACGATCTACCAACCAAGACTGGACAATATCTCATCTTCTGAGATATCGGTGGCAGAGTTGGAAGAGTGGGCACGCGAGGAACTGACACCAAAAGCGCAGCTGGCCTGGGAAGGAAAAGGCGAATTCGTACCGGGCGACCATTGCGGGTTCTGCAAAGCCCGGGTGCAATGCCGCGCACTGGCTGAATTCAATCTTGAATTGGCGAAACATGAGTTTGCAGATCCGGAATTACTCTCCGATGAAGAGATTGCCGAGATCCTTGATAAAGCAGCTCAGTTCAAAAAATGGATTGGTTCGATCGAGACCTACGCCCTCACCGAGGCTGTCGATAACGGGAAGCAGTGGCCAGGCTATAAACTGGTTGAAGGCAGAAGCAACAGGGTTTACTCCGATCAGGATGCTGTTGCACAGGCATTGACTGACGCCGGTATCGAAGAGACGATCATTTACACACGCAGTCTGCTTGGCATTACCGCAATGGAGAAAGCAATCACCAAGAAGACCTTTGAAACCATCCTCGGTGATCTGGTCATCAAACCTCAGGGTAAACCAACCCTTGTTCCGGCATCGGACAAACGACCAGCTTGGAACAGCTACGAAAGTGCAGTTAACGATTTTTCAAACATTCAATAATTAAGTGTTATGGCAACAAATGATTTTACAGCTACAAAAGTGATCACAGGTGAAGTACGTTTCAGTTACTTACACGTATTTGAGCCTTCAGCCGTTGGAGAAGGTCAAGACAAGAAATACTCTGTCTCGTTGATCATCTCTAAGTCGGACAAGAAGACCCTGGCCGCAATCAACAAAGCAATTGAGGCGTCGAAGGAAGCAGGAAAAGCAAAATTCGGCGGCAAAGTGCCGGCAGTTTTGAAAACCCCTCTTCGTGATGGTGATTTGGAACGCCCAGAGGACGAGGCTTACGCCGATTCGTACTTTCTGAATGCGAATTGTTCAGCCAAACCGGGAGTGGTTGACAAAAACCTTAAGCCAATCATGGACCAGGAAGAACTCTATTCCGGATGCTACGGTCGCGCTTCAATCTCTTTCTATGCTTTCAATACGAGTGGCAACAAGGGTATCGCGTGTGGTTTGAATAACCTAATGAAGACCAAAGACGGCGAAAGCCTGGGCGGTCGTGTATCAGCTGAAACAGACTTCGCGGACTTTGCCGGAGCCTCTTCGGAAGAAGATGATATGCTTTAACCTTCAAACTGATCAACTATGCAAACTTGGTTTGAAGTAAAAGTAAAATACGTGAAAATCGATCAGGACGGTCGTGAACGTAAAGTGAGTGAATCCTTCCTGGTTGATGCGGTGTCCTTCACTGATGCTGAAAGCCGGATGACCAGCGAAATGCAGCAAATCATTCGTGGGGAGTTCCAAATCGACGCAATCAAGAAGTCAAATATCATCGAGATTTTCCCCGCTGAAGCTGGTCAATTCTGGTTCAAAGCGAAGATCACGCTCGTAACGATCGACGAGAAAGCAGGAAAAGAACAAAAAGTGAACAACTACTTCCTGGTTGCAGCCGATGATCTGGAAGAAGCCCGGATAAGACTTCAGGAAGGGCTTTCCTATATCCTTGTTCCGTTCGCGGCTATCTCAATCGCTTTAAGTCCGATTGTGGATGTGTTCCCGTACTTCAAGGAAGACTCTGAAAAGCCTGAGTTTTTGGCCCAGGAAGCAAACTAATGAAGAAAGCCGGATTAGCTCAGTGGCAGAGCGTGGCGAAGTCCATTCGCCAAGGTCGGGAGTTCGAACCTCCCATTCGGCCCTAAAAAAATTTACCCTTAAAACATATCACTATGATACGTACTGTCAAAGAAAAACCGAAAGTTGGGCGACTAATACAGGTCTTCCCAAGTGGAAATTTCACCGTGCTTGCCTCAAACAAGCCGTTTTCCCAATTGCAGGAAATCAAGAAAGCCTATGTACAACGAGGCTACAAAAAAGAATCGCTCAAAGTAACATATCTGGAAAAAGACAAAAAACAATGAGGGTGCCTTACGAAACGCTATATGACAAGGTCATAGACGACAACTGTAAACTGCCTCTTCTGAAGGGGGTCCTCTTTTTCGGAGAACTGGCCGTTGCTTCTGACAACTATACCCTTGTGGCAGTTAAGTCAGATTTCCCCGAGACCTTTAAGGGACGGGTTATATCCAAACAGGGAGACTACCTCTATGGGGTTTACCCTGCCACGTTAGATACTTTCAAATTCGACCCCAAAGAATTAAACCTTTGCGCTTATGCTGCCCAATTGAAAGAAGCCTGTGAAGCCGTGCCAAACTGGGACGATTCAGAAGGATTAAGAATGGGTATCGAGGTAGACAAATTAGTATTTAATCCGGCACGGATACTTAAGGTCTTACCAATTTTTGAGGAGGCCTCTGAAAAGCCGGAGGCTTTTACGCGTTGCGCCAAAGGTGTAATCTTAAGTCCTACTTTAATACTTCGCTCTCCGAACGTTACCGCGCTGATTGCCGCTACAAACATACCTCCGGGCACAAAACAAAGCCTCACTATACCTGAAGCCTTAGAAATAGGAGAATTACTATGAAAAAAAATAAAAAACCAGTAAAACCGGAGAAGGTAACTTTTGAAACAGTTGCCCACTTCCTGCCAGAGGGATACTTCGAACAGTACGACAATCCGGAATTGAATGAAGAGCTGCGCGAAGAATTTGAAAAAAGGATCCGAAAAGCGAACCGCCCGGTTGGTGTAAAGACCGCCGCTGTTCTCGACAGGCGGTCAAAATCTTTCCAGGAGCTGTACGTCAAATTAAAAGGTCTGACAGAGTTCCAAGCTCAGCAGTTCGAAAACCTTTGTGAGGAAATTGCAAAGGCAAAGGTTATCATCGGCAGCCATAGCCGGCAAAACCAGTACGCAAAGATAGCGGACACTTACCTCGATTTTATACACATGAAGATCCTGCTCGCTTATGTAGGCACTACAGGGAAAGTGTACGAGTGTGAAGTGCCAGGCATGTCCTTCGCCCTGGACATGGTTAGAAGCCTGAAGTCTTACTATTCTTATGCCGAATTGCTATGAGAACACTCGGAATAGATATAGAAACTTACAGTCCGGTTGACTTGCTAAAATCAGGTGTTTACCCATACGTTGAACATCCGGATTTCGAAATCCTCTTGTTTGCTTATGCCTTCGACAATGAGCCGGTTCGAGTTATCGACCTTGCCAGTGGCGAGAAATTACCGGAGGAGGTATTTGCGGCGCTGGAAGATCCGGAAGTTTTGAAGACTGCCCACAATGCAGCATTCGAACGCACTTGTATTGATCAGCATTTCGGTCTCTGGCTGGACGTGGGCCAATGGGAATGTACTATGATAAAATCGGCCATGCTTGGACTGCCGTTGTCACTGGCTGCCGTTGCAAAGGTTCTCGGAATTAAAGAACAGAAAATGACCGCTGGTAAAGCGCTGATCAAATATTTCTCTGTCCCATGTAAACCGACCAAAGTGAATGGCGGAAGAACACGGAACCTACCGCACCACGATCCGGACAAATGGGCTCTGTTCATCGAGTATTGCGCCCAGGATGTGGAGACCGAACGCGGGATCAGAAATAAGATCGGGTTCTTCCAGGTACCGGAATTCGAAAAGCGATTGTACTGTATCGATCAGGACATCAACGATCGGGGTGTTCAGCTGGACATGCAGCTTGTACACAACGCAATCAGGATGGATGCGGAAGTGAAGGAAAAACTGACATCCGAAGCAGTTGACTTGACCGGATTGGATAATCCAAATAGTCCGGTCCAGTTGAAAGACTGGCTCGGAAATGAAATCGGTCAGCCGGTCGAGAGCCTAACAAAGACAGCCATGCCGGAATTGATGGAAGCTGCAGAAGGAGACGCTCAGCGTATGCTTGAGATCCGGAAGGAAATGGCCAAAACATCCGTGAAGAAATACGAAGCGATGACAAAAGCAGTTTGCGCTGATGGTCGCGTTCGGGGATTGCTCCAGTTCTACGGAGCCAACCGGACAGGACGTTGGGCCGGTCGCTTGGTCCAGGTTCAGAACTTACCGCAAAACAAGCTGGAAGACCTTGACCTTGCGCGTGAAGTTGTCAGAAGCGGAGATCTTGAACTGACTGAAATACTATTCGGAAACGTGCCGGACACGCTCTCTCAGTTAATCAGAACCGCATTCGTGGCAAAAGAGGGGCACACCTTTCTGGTTGCTGACTTCTCAGCCATCGAAGCCCGGGTGATAGCGTGGCTGGCGGACGAGAAGTGGCGGCTGGACGTATTTGCCAAAGGTGGTGACATCTATTGCGCTTCTGCCTCGCAGATGTTCAAAGTGCCGGTAGTGAAACACGGTGAAAACGGACACCTGAGACAAAAAGGAAAGATCGCGGAATTGGCACTCGGGTACCAGGGAGGAAAAGGAGCACTCGAAACAATGGGCGCTCTTAGGATGGGAATCGACGAAAGCGAATTACAACCGATCGTTGACGCGTGGAGGGAGGCCAACCCGGCGATTGTGCAGTTATGGAAAGATGTTGGTAATTCCGCTATGTGGGGGGTGGAGAAAAGCAGAAACCGGGCAGCGAAAGGTCGACTCACTTTCGAAACAGCCAACAACATCCTTTACATCACGCTCCCATCCGGAAGGAAACTGTGCTACCTGCGCCCCCGCATCGGTGAAAACCGTTTTGGTGGGAAATCGCTGATCTACGAAGGAATGGACCAAACAACCAAGCAGTGGAGAAAGCAGGAAACCTACGGTGGAAAATTGGTGGAGAATATTGTCCAGGCCATTGCCCGTGACTGTCTCGCTGTCGCTATGGATCGCGTCGTTAAGGCCGGATTCAACATTGTCATGCACATCCATGATGAGCTCGTGGTTGAAGCTCCAGCGGAAAATGACGACTTGGATCTGCTTTGTCAGATCATGGGGCAGCCGATCGATTGGGCGAAAGGTTTGCCCTTGAACGCTGACGGATACGTGACTAAATACTATAAAAAGGATTAATAGACCTATCAATCTATAAAACTGAATTATAAAGCAAACAATCTAAAAACACGCAATATGAAAGCAATCGAATTCCCAGAAGTCAACGTCCGCATTGCGGAGAATCAACCAGAGTATGAGACCCTGCCAGTACATGTAAAGACGAATAAAGATTTCGGTATGTATCAGGTCACGGCCTGTTTCGAACTCAGCGAAGAGGAGAAAAAGCAAATTGCTGAGACCGGTCAGCTCTGGTTTACAGTGATTCAACCGGTCGGTACCAAATTTCACCCGATCTCAATGTCAACCTTAAAGCCGGACTTGGCTGAATAAACCTGAAGCTATGGAAGAAAAGATAATTGAAATCCTGAAAGGGTACCAGCAGTTTAACCCGCAAGAAGGGCAAATAGTTTCCGCGGATTGGTTCCCGGATATCGCTGAAGATATCCAACAGCTCTTTGACCCAAAAACAAACAACAAAGAAAGCCTCTCAACATGCCTGAAACATTGAAATATGACGGCACCTTCGATATAGCTACCGGAAAGAGCCGAAAAGAAACACACTGGCGGAACAGGGAAACAACCTGGTCCGCTTTTCTTACCAAAGTTAAAGAAACGCACCGGACAGCTGAGAAATACTCGGAGTACATGTCCTCCAAGAAATCACGCCAAGACGAGATCAAAGACGTGGGCGGCTTCGTGGGAGGGTATGTAAACAACGGGAGACGAAAGGCTGAGAATATCCTGCACCGCCAACTGGTCACGCTTGACATTGACTTTGGCAGCATGGAGCTGTGGGATGATTTCTGTATGCTGTACGGTAATGCCGCTTGCGTGTACTCAACTCACAAGCACAGCTCCGATCATCAACGTTTGCGCCTGATCATCCCGCTTGACAGGCCTGTTGGCTCGGATGAATACGTGGCAATCTCCCGCCGTATTGCTGGTGAATTGGATATCAACAATTTCGATGATACGACCTACGAGCCAAGCCGGCTGATGTACTGGCCAAGTACTGCTAAAGACGGAGAGTACGTGTTCGAGTACCAGGACGGACCTTGGATCTCAGCAGATGAGATCCTGGCGACTTACCGGAATTGGAAGGACGCCAGTGAGTGGCCAATCAGTGACCGGATGGACAAAGCCATTTTTCGTGAAATTAAAAAGCAGGGAGATCCGCTTGATAAACCGGGTATCATTGGAGCCTTCTGCCGGACTTACACGATCCATGAAGCGATTGACTTGTTTCTGGCGGATGAGTACGAGGCGTGTGACATAGAGAACAGGTATACCTACAAAGAAGGATCGACAGCCGCCGGCTTGGTGGTCTATGATGACAAGTATGCCTATTCCCACCACGGGACAGACCCGACAAGCGGAAAGCTTTGCAACGCTTTTGACCTTGTTCGCCTTCACTTGTACGGGCTACAGGACGAGGATGCCAAAGAGGGAACCCCCGGCAACCGGTTGCCGTCCTTCAAAGCGATGCAGGAATTCGCAGCCAAAGATCCGAAGACCCGCAAACAGTTGGGGGTTGAACGCCTGGAGGAGATGAAATCTGAGTTCGGGGGCACTTGGGAAGCAACCGAAGACGAAGAAGAGCCGGACACCAGCTGGTTGGAAAAGATGGATGTTGACGGGAAAGGAAACTACCGGTCCACGATCAATAACGTGAAACTCATTCTCGATAATGACCCAAACCTAAAGGGGCGGTTTGCGCTGAACAAGTTCGAAAACCGGGAGGTGGCATTGAAGGATTTACCATGGAGAGAAGTTGACCCGAAATTACCTTACCTGACCGATAAAGATGACTCCGGAGTACGGCATTACATGGAGAGCGTCTATGATATTACCGGAGTGCAGAAGATCACCGATGCCTTTTCATTGACCTTGGAAAATAACTCATTTCACCCGATCCGAGATTATCTGAAAGGGCTGGAATGGGATGGACAAGAAAGACTCGATTCGCTTTTCATTGATTACCTGGGGGCAGAGGATTGCAAATACACCCGTGCAGTCACGAGAAAGGCGATAGTTGCCGCTGTTGCACGGGTATTCGTCCCGGGTATCAAATTCGACAACGTTATTTGTTTCTCCGGTAAACAGGGCGAGGGTAAAAGTACGCTGATTCGGAAGCTTGGCAGAGGTTGGTATTCGGACAGCTTCGGAACAGTGCAAGGAAAGGAAGCCTATGAACAGATACAGGGGGTTTGGCTTGTTGAGATTGCAGAACTCGCCGGTTTGAAAAAAGCAGAAGCGGAAGCGATCAAACACTTTATGTCCAAACAGGTTGACCGGTTTCGAGTCGCTTACGGTAAGCGGGTGGAGAACTTTCCGAGGCAGTGCATTTTCTTCGCCACAACCAATGACTGGGACTTTCTGAACGACCCGACAGGAAACCGGCGCTTTTGGCCGGTAGCGACAAAGCAACAGGCCCCGACGAAGATAGTTTTTGATGACGGAGACCTGGATGATTACGAGATTGACCAGATTTGGGCGGAAGCAGTCGCCCTGTTCCGAGGCGGAGAAAGGCTATTTCTCAGCGCGGAAATGGAGAAAGAGGCTTTGTCCAGACAGAAAGAGCACTCGGTTATTGACGAACGAACAGGTGTTGTACAGGAGTTCCTGGATACACTCTTACCGGAAGATTGGGAATCCCGGGACATTTATACAAGAAGAATCTTCTGGAGTAGTAGAGGCGAGGAACTTGGAGAGGTCGGGACCGTGGACCGAACACGTGTTTGCGTGGCAGAAATTTGGTGCGAATTGTTCGGTCAGAAGCAGTCTGACATGACCCGATATAACACGAAAGACATTCACAACATTATGCGAAATATGCCCGGTTGGGAGCCGCAAAAAAGCACGTCCAGAATACCGGTTTATGGCAGTCAAAGAGTGTACAAACGTGTCGAAAATTTGCAAAAACCAAGCATACACGAAGCCGAAAATCAGCATACACAGCATACAAGTAGAATGATTCTAAATAACGCCTAAGCATACACAGCATACAGGCAGCATACACAAAAATTAAAGCCTGTATGCTTCTGAAATGGTAGAAAAATAAGGGCTTTCAAGCTATTAGCATACACAGCATACACTAAAAAGTAAAAAACTATGAAAGATATAAATAGAGAGAAAAATAAAGGAAAAATATTCTCTAATCCCTCAAATGCGTACCCCTCCTCGCGCGTACGCGCGTGTTTCGTGTATGCTAACCCACTTTAAACATAAAAAATCATGACTGAAAAATTACTTGAAAAGAAACTTCGTGAGGAGGTAAAAAAGCTGGGAGGTTTGGCCTTGAAATTTTTCTCAGCAAGCTTCACCGGGATGCCGGACCGGATCATCCTGATGCCGGGAGCCAGAGTTGCCTTCGCCGAAATAAAAACAACCGGAAAAACCCAAAGCCCAAGACAGCGAATCGTCGCAAGAATGTTAAGAAAATTAGGGTTCAGAGTTGATGTGATCGACACATTGGAGTTATTAACTGATTTCTTGAATTACCTAAAAACTTTTTAAGATGGAATTTAAACCTTGGGAATATCAAGACCACGCGATTGATCACATCATCGAAAACCCGTTTGCCGGTTTATTCCTCGACATGGGACTTGGCAAGACGGTATCAACCCTAACCGCAGTCAATCGCTTGATGTACGAAGACCTTGAGATTGACAAGGTATTGGTGATCGCCCCGAAACGAGTGGCAGAAGATACCTGGACAACTGAAGTGGATAAATGGAACCATCTGAAACACCTCCGTGTGTCAGTGGTCCTTGGGACGGAGCGTCAACGTAAAGAAGCCTTGAAAGCAAAAGCCGACATCTATGTGATCAACCGGGAAAACGTTCCTTGGTTGGTTGGTTTTTACCAAAGCGCGTGGCCGTTTGACATGGTCGTGATCGATGAGCTGTCCAGTTTCAAATCTGCAAAAGCAATCCGGTTTAAAGCTCTTCGCATGGTGCGGCCGATGATCAAACGTGTAGTTGGCCTGACAGGTACACCGGCCCCCAACGGACTAATCGATCTTTGGCCACAGGTTTATCTGCTTGATCAGGGTGAACGTCTTGGGAAGTCGATCACCCGGTACCGGGAAACCTACTTCACCCCGGGCAGACGAAACGGACATGTAGTTTTCAACTACAACCTGAGATCGGACGGAGAACAACGGATCTACGAAAAGATTTCAGATATCTGCATCAGTATGAAGGCGAAGGATTATCTCCAGCTACCGGAGCGGATTAACCGGACAGTAGAGATCACTCTTCCGGACAAACTGAAAGCAAAGTATGACGAGTTTGAGCGGGAGCAGATCCTTGCACTGGAAGACTCAGACGAGATTTCAGCAGTTAATGCCGCTGCGCTGTCCGGTAAGCTTTTACAGTTTGCCAACGGAGCGGTTTACGATGCTGAGAAAAACTGGCATGAGGTTCATAAGGCCAAACTGGAAGCACTTGACGAGATCATTGACACGGCCAACGGCCAGCCGGTTTTGGTGTTTTATTCCTTCAAACACGATTTGGCCCGCATCCAGGAAGCATTGAAAAAGTACAAACCCAAAACGCTGGACGACAAAGAGGATATCCGTGCCTGGAACCAGGGAAACATTCAACTACTTCTCGCCCACCCCGCCAGTGCAGGACATGGATTGAATCTACAGGCCGGTGGAAACATCATTGTTTGGTTTGGACTCACCTGGTCATTGGAGTTGTATCAGCAGGCCAATGCCCGGCTTGACCGACAGGGACAGACAAAACCGGTTATTGTACACCATCTGGCCGTACGAGGGACAATGGATGAGGACGTGATGCTGTCGATTGACCGCAAGGCAACCGGACAAGACGCCTTGATGGATGCTGTCCGGGTTCGAATTCTGAAATATCAAAAACCAAATACCAAATCCAAAAACGCAGTAGCATGAAAGTTTACATCTCTGGAAAAATAACAGGATTACCCGCGAACCAGGTTCGTGCAAAATTCAGTAGTGCCGAGAAACATCTGACAAGTATCGGCTATGAAACAGTCAACCCCTTAGACAACGGATTAACACCTGAACATACATGGGCAGAACACATGATTGCTGATATCCGTTTGCTTTTTGAGTGCGATGCGATCTACCTTTTATCCGACTGGCTTGATAGCCGCGGGGCATTGATCGAAAAGCACATTGCCGAAATTCTTGGGCTGAAGATTATTTCCCAAACCCAGGATACTTCTGAAGCTGAAAATCAAGCCAAGCAGGAAATGGTGCTGTACAAGGTCGAATTAGCTATTCAGGACGTGACCGGATTAACCCGCGAACATTACGTTGTCAAATCCAGAGACCAGGACATGTATTTCCTTCGGATGATCTATGCCTACCATGGCTTTAACAACGGGGTGACCAATCGAAATCACATTGGTAGAAGGGTTTGCCGGGATCATGCAACAGTTTACCGGATGCTGAATCTTTATTCGAATGAATTTAAAGTGAATTCGACTTTCAGAGCGCTTGCTTCAAAGATCAACACCCGCATTGAGGCAGCACTTAACCCAAACCGAATAAAGGTTGAACCAATCGCGGAAAAAGTGTACTGATTATAAAAGTTTCATAAAAATTTTACAAAAAGACGTATTAGTGTGATACGTCTTTTTATTTTGTAGTACTTTTTATCGCGAATCTCAAGATATGGCAGCCAAGAAAGGAAACAAATACCACACAGCACGAAAAACAAACGGACGAAAAACGCTTTACAAAGCGGAGTTTGCAGAGCAAGCTTATAAGCTCACTTTGCTTGGCGCGACCGACGCTGAATTGGCTGACTTCTTTGGGGTTTCAGAGCAATCAGTTAATGCTTGGAAGAAAAGGCATAAAGATTTTCTTGAGTCCATAAAAAAGGGAAAACGTTTGGCAGACGCTGACGTGGCAGACAGACTGTATCAGCGAGCAATGGGATTCGAGCATGATTCGGTTGAGATTAAGGTTGTTGACGGAGGCATAGTTGAAGTTCCAGTCCGTAAAGTTTATCCGCCGGATGCGACTTCTGCTATCTTCTGGCTTAAAAACAGACAACCGGACAAATGGAGAGACAAAACGACGACTGAACTCACAGGAAGGGATGGAAAAGACCTGTTCGCAAAGCTTACAGACGATGAACTGGATGCGAAGATAACCGAGATGGAAACTAAACTTAAAAAACTCAAGGATTAGGAATGGCAACCAGGGAAATGAAGACGGACTATTTTGCAACGATGGAGCAGAAGCTTCTACGGCAAGCCAGAAACACCCTTCTGGCTTTTACGGTTGCGACCATGCCAACCTTCGCCCCTGTAGACTTCCACAAACGATACTACGGCGTACTGAATGAATTTGCGGACGGTCACATCAAAAAGCTGATGGTATTCATGCCTCCGCAGCACGGTAAGTCGGAAGGATCTACGCGCCGACTTCCGGCCTATGTTTTGGGTAAAAATCCTGACAAGAAGCTCGCTATTGTTTCCTACAATGCTCCGAAAGCCCGAAAGTTCAACCGTGAAATCCAACGGGTGATTGATACTCCGGAATACGGCGAGATCTTCCCGGATACCAAATTGAACTCATCGAACGTCACCACTATTGCCGGATCCTGGCTTCGTAATGCCGATGAGTGCGAGATCGTAGGCCGCCGTGGCGGATTTAAAACAGTTGGAGTTGGCGGGCCATTGACCGGAGAGCCGGTTGATATGCTGATCATGGATGACATCTACAAGGATGCTAAATCGGCCTGGTCGAAAGTTGTCAGGGAAAGCATTGACGACTGGTATGATACGGTAGCAGATACGCGTTTGCACAACGACAGTCAACAGCTGATCGTTTTCACTCGTTGGCATGAAGATGACCTCGCAGGACGCCTATTGAGGCAACAGGGTGTCTATTCCGAAGAAAATCCAGATGGTTGGATTGTAGTGATCTATCCGGCTATCAAGATCGGGAAACCGACCGAATATGATCCGCGGGAAGAAGGTGAACCTCTTTGGCCCGAACGCCACAGCCTGGCTAAATTGAAGCTGGCCAGATCGCGGAACCCGCACGTATTTGATTCGCTCTATCAACAAGATCCTAAACCCGCCGAAGGGCTGATGTACGAACAGGGCTTCCGGGAATATGATGTGATCCCATACAACCGGAGCATGATCCGGAAAAACTATACAGACACGGCTGACACAGGAGAGGACTACCTGTGTTCGATCAATTACGTGGAGACCGAAACAGCCAACTTCGTCACGGATGTTCTCTACACTCAAAAACCAATGGAGTATACGGAGCCAAAGACCGCTGAGATGGTTACGAGAGACGAAATCCGACAGGTTGTGATTGAATCCAACAACGGCGGACGCGGCTTTGCGAGGAACGTTGAATCTCAGTGCCGGATTATGGGCAATAATTCAACTCGGTTCAGATGGTTTCACCAGAGTGACAACAAAGCGGTTCGGATTTTCTCCAAATCGGCTGAAGTACAAAACCTGACCTATTTCCCGCGCGGATGGGAAAAGAGGTGGCCTGACTTCCATAAAGCAGTAACAAGCTACATGAAAGTAGGCGGCAACGACCACGATGATGCACCGGACGTTCTGACAGGTATGGTTGAACAGCGCGGAAAACACACAAACAAGAACCTAAGCGGACTATTTTGATCAAAAACATATCACACTAATACTCACACCATGAAAGTCGCAGAAATCACCGCAAAAACCCTTCCCACCGAGATCATAGCCGACCTCAAGACCGGCCGTGACTCCGATGCACCCGATATCGCGAAAGCAGAGAAAGGGCTCGATCCGTTAAAGCACGACGTTTTTGACTACACGAAACGACCGGACAAGATTGTCAAGGTTGACGTAGAGGACGGCGGAACAAAGGTGATCACCACTGATGATCCGGAGACATCGACCCGCCGGGAGCCAGTTGCAAGGATTGCCATATCGATCCAAAAGCTAATCGTCAAACGCGCGGTATCCTTCCTGTTCGGGAATGAAGTAGCGCTGGATGCAGAGGCAGAAAACGATAATCAAAAGCTCGTTTTGAAGGCTATGAAGCGAATCCTTTACGATGTGAAATCCAAATCGCTTAATCGCCGTTTAGCCCGTACCGTGTTTAGCTCGACCGAAGCCGCAGAACTTTGGTATCCTGTTGAAAAACTTCACAAGGACTACGGTTTTAGCAGCAAATTCAAACTACGTGCAACAATCTTCTCTCCGCTAAAAGGAGATGAGCTTTACCCGTATTTCGATGATTCCGGCGACATGGTTGCTTTCTCCAGGGCCTTTAAGCAGACTAAAAACGGTGTGACAAAACGATTCTTCGAGACTTACACAGATGAGGAGCATTGGCTGTGGGAATATGCTTCTGAGGGGGTGATCGTGGTGGAAGGGTACCCGAAACAAATTGCAATTGGCAAGATCCCGGTAATCTACGCCCGTCAGCCTCAATTGGAGTGGGAAGATGTCCAGGTGCTGATTGATCGTTTGGAGAAATTGCTATCCAATTTCGCCGACACGAACGACTATCACGCCTCTCCGAAGATCTTTGTAAAAGGCCATATCGAAGGGTTCAGCAAAAAAGGTGAAGCCGGGGCGATCCTGGAGGGAGATGAGAACTCAGAAGCGCAATACCTGGCCTGGCAGAATGCCCCTGAGTCCGTGAAGCTGGAGATCGAAACTTTGTTAAACCTGATCTACACACTCACTCAAACGCCGGATATCTCCTTTGAGAACGTGAAAGGGATTGGGGCCGTATCCGGTGTGGCTTTGAAGCTGTTGTTCATGGATGCACATTTGAAGGCCGAGGATAAGAAAGAAGTTTTCGATGAGTTCATGCAACGCCGGATCAACGTGATTAAAGCCTTTATCGGAAAATTCGATACGGGGCTTGCAAACGACTGCGACACCCTGATGATAGAGCCGGAGATTACACCTTACATGATCGATGATGATAGAGCCAACATTGACCTGATCGTTGCAGCGAATGGCGGCAAACCGATCATCTCTCAGAAAAAGTCAGTCGGGCTGTCGGGCCTGGTGAATGACGCAGAGGCGGAGTTCGAACAGATCCAGGAAGAGGCCAAACAGGAACAATCATTCATCCTGGGTGAACCCACCGTTGCATAATGGCAAAAGGCTTTTCACAAAAGGATTGGGAAAACGGGCATCTCCACAATGTGGAGAGTTGCGTGGGAGCAGTTGACCGGCTATATAGCAAGGCAATTGCAGATATTTCACGTCTTGCCAAACGGGTAAAAATTAACCCGGAAAAGCCTTTTAGTTTTGACGATTACCCAACAGCCAAGGCAGCAGCGGCTAAGATCGTGAAGGGGTTCAACACTGGCCTAAACCAAATCATCACCAACGGATCTCGGGAGCAGTGGCTTTACGCAAACAGGAAATCGGATGCTTTCCTTCAGTCCATTATGGACACAACAAAGATCCGCAAACCGGTGCTTGACAAGATGCAGGACCGCAACCTGGACGCCTTGAAAACCTTTCAATCCCGAAAAGTGAACGGCCTAAACCTTTCGCAGCGGATCTGGCAGTATTCCGGGCAGTTTAAAGAAGCTATGGAAATGGGGATTGACGTCGGTATTGGTGCCGGGAAATCAGCCCAACAATTGTCCAAGGATTTGAGAGGGTTTCTCCTGGAGCCAGATAACCTGTTCAGACGTGTACGGGACAAACGGGGCAACCTGGTACTGTCGAAAGCAGCGAAATCCTTCCATCCGGGGCAGGGTGTTTACCGGTCAAGCTATAAAAATGCCATGCGGCTTACACGATCTGAGATCAACATGTCATACCGGACAGCCGATGACCTCCGGTGGAACCAGATGGGCTTTGTCGCAGGATTCGAGATCAAGCTATCCAACAACCACACCTTGAACGGGAAACCATTTAAGGACATTTGCGACGAACTGGCCGGAAAATACCCAAAGCAATTCCGATTCGTTGGCTGGCATCCCCAATGCCGGTGTTACAAAACCCCCATCCTGCAAGATCCGGATGAGTTCAATGATGATGAATTGAACGAATTGAAGGCCGCGATCAACGGAACCGAGTACAAAAGGTATGTGCCAAAAAATACTGTTTCAGACGTTCCGGGCAATTTTAAAGACTGGATTGCAAACAACCAGGTAAAGATTGATGGCTATAAATCTACCCCATACTTTATCAAGGATAATTTTAACAACGGGAAGATAGCAGACGGGCTCAGTATTGCAACAAAACGTATGAAGCCAATAAAATCCCAAGCCCAAAAAGAAGTCATCCAGAGGGCTTGGAATTCACGTCAAACAAGCAGAAAGTATAACGACGAAGTCAGCGAAATAGCTGACCAGTACAAAGAGGTTGATTCCATCATAAATTATGCAGGCAAAATACAGAGTGAGATAAAGAAAGGATCTTCAGTTGAGAAAATTGACACGATGGTCCAAAAGCTGAGAAACAAAGTCTCTGTCAAAGACGCCTGGGAAGTTCGCAGAGAAGAAAATCAGCTCGGTGCGATACTGGCAGATGTCAAAGGATTAAAGGCGAAATACGATAAATCGACAATTCAGAATCTGTATAATGCGGTTGACGCCAAGTTGAAGGGTTGGGAAAATCTGTCCCTGACGGATCAAAAGAAAAAGCTGCTTTTTGAAGTTAACTGGGTTGAGCAAAACAAGAAGTACGATACCTGGAAAGCCGCTCAGGACGCATACAAGAAGCGTCTTTCAAAGGTTGAATACTTGATTGAGAAGGAGTCAGTCAAATCCAGTATATCAAAGGCTCTTGATTTTGCGAAAAGTACGAAATCAACGATCCTAAAGCAGCAAGTAAAGGAATTACAGCTACTTCTTGATAATAACGCCTCTATTTCTACCCTGAAAGAAAAAGCGGTTCAGCTCAATAGCAAGGTAGATAAATTAATCAGCGACAGAGCGGCAAAAGAGGCTAAGAAGAAGCTACCCGATCTGACCGGTCTGGATAAGTTTTCGAAAGCAAGAAAAGATAAGGCCCTTTGGGCTAAGACTGCAAATATTGCAGATGACAAATTCCGGCCTAATACGCAGAATGTATGGAATGCTTCTTCATTAGAAGAGAAACAAGCGGCGTTTGAATATACGAGAGGTAGCGGGGGCTTTAACAGGCCCTTACGCGGGTATCAAGGCTCTTGGAGTGAGTTTGATTACAAAGGAGTAGGCAAAGCTGACCTTAACTATGAAGGAAGGGGCAAACAAATAGAGGGACTTACAAAAATGATTGACAAAAGCTCCTATGATTTTGACGTTTGGTTGCAACGTGGGGTTGAAAGTACTGGTACTGCGAAGTTTTTAGGTGTGGATTATGCAAAGCTGCTTAATATGTCAGCCAGTGAACTTCAATCCCTTGTCGGTAAAATTGTGAATGAGCCAGCTTTCACCTCCTGTGGATCCGCAAAAGGTAAAGGTTTCCCGGGTCATATCTTCAACATCTATTGCCCTGCTGGTACAAAAATGGTTTATGCTGAACCGTTCTCTCATTATGGGGGGAGCTACGGAACTATTTGGAACGGGGTTAATAAAAATACCCTAAGAGGTGAGCTTGAGACGATTATTCAAAGAAATACCACCTTCCGAATAACAAAGGTCGAACGGACAGGCGGTAGATTATACATTGATATGGATGTCGTGGCTCAATAAAGATTTAGAAAATAATCACTTTCTGATTCATACTTATCGGGAAGGCGATTCATGAGAAGGTCATACATGTACACTTCGAACTGTTTCTCTTTCTTCTGCAGGTCTTTCAGGTTCGCGTGATTACTTTCAAACAATTTCTCGTATTCCCAGAACTGTGAGGCTGCCCAGTTTTCTTCCGGGTCAAACGGGTTTTTAGTTTCTCCTTTATAGTACTTGTATTTCATTTTTATGCTTTTTGAATTTGGATATTATTTTTTTCACGTCGTTCGGCATAAATGCCAAAGCCTTTTCTTCCATCCAGGCAGGAATTCCGTAATAGGCTTCAGCTAAAGATCCGGTAATCGCAGCAATCGTATCAGAATCGCCTCCAATTGACACGGCTAACCTAATAGCGCTCTCGAAATCCGAACTTTCAAGAAAGCAGACTATTGCCTGAGGAACGGTAACTTGGCAAGTCTCATCAAACCAATTCACCGGTCTGATTTCATCGCAGGTGAAGTCTATATTATATCGAAATTTGAATTTTATGCTTTTGCGTAATTCATCCAACGTTGCCCCTTGACTCAACATATAAATGCTAAGGGCTATGCATTGCGCGCCACGTACTCCTTCAGGATGATTGTGGGTTATATTCGCCGACTCCTTTGCCAATTTCAAGGCATCGTCATGACTGCCCGCTAACCAACCAACAGGCGAAACCCGCATTGCAGAACCATTACCAAAACTATTGTAGGGCCCCATACTTTTGTCATGAACCCATCGACCAAACATCCCACCATAAGAGCTGGGATACTTCCGGCACCAGTTTCTCATGGTCTCTGGCAGATTACTGTTAGGGTGTAATAGCCAATCGGCAACTGCGACAGAACAGATGGTATCATCCGTAAACATGCAATCCGGGTGGAAGAATTCGAAGTCAGTCCCCCGATAGTTATTAAATTCAAACCGGGATCCGACTACATCTCCTATAATTGCTCCTATCATCTAATCTATATTTGGATTTTTCCGGTTTCCTCGTTTTCGCTTGATTGCGCCCTCGTAGATCTTACAAGTCTTGTTCTCGTAAGGGTTATCCGGGCTTAATCCGTAATCGTACAGGCCTTGCTGCGATATTCCGATAGTTCCGGCGTCGAAAGTATCAAAGATAGCAGCAACAGACCCGAAGTAGTGCTGTGATCCGGTTTTGAATTCAACGTGGATCACTTTGTTTCCTGGTGTTTTATTCATTTTTTCAGTGCTGAGATATCAAGTTTTACTTTGGCCTCATCTTCAAATATGGCTTGCAGTTCATTAACCGACGACGCAAAGATGTTGAACGGATTTCCCTCTGTTGTAAGAGTTACATAACGGCCCCTATGAATTTTTTTATAGACTCCGTAAACACCGGGTGAATCAGACTCTTTAAAATACAGGTCTGTTTTAGCATACAACCCTTGGTCGTTTGAGAAACCTAATCGGTCAAATACAGTTGAGTCTAACGGAATTGGAGATATTTCCTCGATGTCTGTTAGGTTGATATAGTTCTCCAATTGCACCATCTTATCGATCGGAGCATTAGGATCTGGGGTCTCTCCTTCAACCAAAGACCCCGTAGATTTTGAAAATTCAACTATCTCTGGATCCTTTACCACTGCTGGCCTTTCGTTGTGGTAAACAAGGCTTCCTTTTCTTAAACTTTTTGTGTCAATCATGAGTTTGTCAATTTTTTTGTTTCGTGTAATTTACGATATTTATTCAATAAAGTTAGTTTTCATGTGTAACTAATCTCAAATTTTTTCCGTACTCGCTAACGATGTGCAAATGCTATTAAAACGCGCACTTGCACCCATGTTACCGTGCATTTTGCAGAAACGAATCCAGTTATTAAGCAAAACTTAACTACTGCAAAACGTCCCCTTCGGCACGGTAACAATGTACATAGGGCATTTATCGCAGCATTTAATAAACGGGCTGCAAACTTTGAGGAATAAAAAGAAAACCCCTCCGCACGTAGGCTTTTATCAAAGCCTTTTGAATTAGCGTACATCAATCCTGATAAGTTTAAATTCATCGTGTTCATACGGTTGTTTTTTTCGGCTCAAATAAGTGTTTATATTTTCCCTGTACTTTTCGTAATCTGGGTATGCTTCAAAAAAAGGTAAAAGGTCTAAGGCTCGTATAAGCCTCAAACCTATCTTCAAAAACTGCAAGTATTATTCTCATATTTTCGTTAGTTGATTTAATCGACAAACCCAAAAATTCACGGTAAAACCAAGTATGTAGTGCCATTTTTTAAGTCCAAACAAAAAAGCCAAAGCAATAGCAATTCTGCATTCAATTTTATTTAACAGGATCGTACTCATTGAAATATTTTTTAGCATCTGATTTGCGTTTAAAAACTTCGATTGAAAGCCTGATAACCATAATTGGATTGCCTTTAAAAAAATCAAAGTATTTGTATCTTCTATCTCTAATACTTTCCGGGTCTATCTTTTCAACGACAGTAATTTGACCATTAACCTCTGTGTAATATTCGTTTTTTCGTAGTGCCATTGTATTAATTTTAATGTTCTCTACAAATATATATAGATTATTTGTAATAATCAACACTTTTATACAATTATTATAATATTGTTTGTATTTATTTTTCCTTCCCTTCTGTTTTCTTTTTATTTGCGCTCCGAATCAACGGCAGTTTTAAACGCCCCATGTACTCACCGTTAGCGAGAATCAATAAATAACCTGTCTGACTGAGTTCCGGTAATTGTACAGGGTTTCAATCTGCTTGAGGTATTCCTTATACGAATCCTGTTTCTCAATCTTCAGCTCGTGCTTTTCCAGCTTGGCGATGATCTTATCATGTTCATACTTTTCGTTTTTGCTTAATCGTTCAATCGCCTGCAGGAATGAACGTGACCGGTACTCTGCCCCGAACGGTTGATAGTCTTTTGCAAGATACATGATCCTCATTGCCTCATCCAGGTGATTCACTTTGAAGTCACCATCTTTGAAAGCTTCTGTTTTACCTCCACCGGATACCTTTCCGTACATTAGTAGGTTTATAGCAAGCGAGATACTGACTTTGTGAGCTGCGATGAAGTCAGACAATGCCTGATAGTCCTCCCTGTTCACTCCCGCATCAATATAGCAGTTCATGTAATCCCTGGCTTTCCAGCGGCTCTGATTGTTGTTGATCTCTGCCACCTGGCGAAGCTCCACATTTGGAACGACCACGTAGTAAACCGGTAATTTCAGTTTTTTGCACACGAAGAACCGATGTTGACCATCGATGATAAAATTATCTTCATTGACCATGACCGGGTTGTACTTGAAGAAATTCAGCCCGGACTCAACGCTTTTGATGATCTTCTTTATCTTGGACTCGTTCAGGTCCCGGTTGCCACTCAGGAAACGAAACATCCCGTATTCGTTTGTGTAGTAAATTTTAGTGTTGCTCTCGTTCATGCTCTCGTTCATGTTATGGTTTTTAATTGAAATACTTCAAGGCTTCTCTCCCAACCCACTCAGCCATTTGAACAGCCACACCATTGCCGATTTGCTGAAATTGCTGATTCTCGGTACCGGCAAACTTGAAGCTGTCCGGTACTCCCATCAAACGGGCGTATTCCAACACGGTGTAAGGCCTGATCTTATTCGGGTGTGACTTATCGACCACAAGGCGGGTGCTGCGATCTTTGGCATAGTGGGCCACGCACGTAGGCGCGTAACTGGATGGATCAGCCGGATCGGATATGATAGGCAGATCCCGGTATTTTCCACTCAGCCGATTAATCACCGATTTCGGGATTGCCACATGTGGAGCGCTTTCGATAATTTCAGACAACTGGACCCGACGTTGTTGCTTTGGTGGCGAAATAGAGATCCGCCTTTTCGTTCCAATCAGGATGAGTCGTTCACGTTTCTGGGGTAGCCAGTTCAAAGCATCTACCGGGCAGAAGATATTCAGATAGTAGTCTGGCAGTTTGGTCATTGCTTCCATGACAACCGGGAATTTTCGCATACCTGGCACATTCTCCACGATGTACATTTCCGGTCGTTTGATTGCCAACATCCGGAAAAAATGCAGGAACAAGTCATCTCCGGTCCTGGCCCCGTGGATATCGGCAATCGTGCTGTATTTCGTACAAGGGTAAGTCCCGACAATGATGTCAGAGTCGTTCTGATCACCTACCAGAGCGTCACGGATGTCTGCCTGGATGACGCTGTGTCCGAAATTGGCTCTCAATGTTTCCGCACAAACCGGATCGATCTCCAACGATTGTTGGATGTCTACTCCGGCCATGGTGAGTCCCAGATCCATGAGGCCTCCGCCGGAAAAGTATGAGTTTGCTGTTGGTGTCATAGATCCTGTATTTCGAAGGGTGTGTATTTCACGGTTAGCAGGTGCCTGTCAACCTCTCCGGTAGGGGATAGGTGGTACAGCTCTGCCTCACCCGATGTGATTTGCAGCTTGTAGGCATGTTCTGCCCGTATGTGGTTCCCACTGGGTATCTGCTTAATGTTGGCGTCAAAGACGCGTGTTAGGTCTTCCAGGGTATCCCACACCAGACAAGCCCGTACGACAAGATTGCATACTTTGCGATCCAGGTCGCTCTTTCGTGATTTTTGGTATTCTGTTTTAAGCATAGCGTTTTAGTATTTGCTTATTTGCTTTTTCTATCTGTGGTTTTAAGTCTTTCCAGTTCATAAAATTTTTATTTAACGGTAGTTCTATGTGAAGAAGAAGACATCACATCGGCATTTAGAAAATAATCACAAAGCCCGTTCTTTTCATGCCCTTTAAATGTAGTTGTCGAATAAATCGACCTATCTTCTTTTGTTCTGTCAATCTGTATTTGTTTAAATCTTGCACAAAAAGCATTAGTTGGGCATTTGTAATTATCGCATCTCGAAATATCGCTATGTATTAAATCTTTCATTTTATGATATGTTATTATTTAAATGATTGTACAAGTCCTTTCACTTCAAGCTCTTTACCCGTAAGTGCAAAAAATAAATTCTGCAATTCGTGCACATATTTACGCTTACCAAATTCCCAGCTGCCGGAAATTCTAATGCAATTATCATCAAGGTCATAAGCTAACCAGTCTTCCATAAACCAACGGTAATTCGTTTCCTCATCTTTAGTAAAACCTAAATCGGTCAGCCATTTTTCGTCTATTTCGATTGGCAAATAAGAGTTTTCCCAGTAATCGCCCTCTAAACTACGTCCACCAACGTAATTCATATTTAAAGAGCATCCGATTTGGCGAACTACTGAAACGCCATTTACTTTACTTCTGACTATATTTCCCAGCCTTAAATTTTTTGCTTCCATTTCGGTTCTAATTAGAATTATTAATAAACAGCCCGTGGGCATTATAAAGAGGCATCATAGGTTTCGTCGACTATTTCCCACATTCTGTCAATTTGAGCTGTGCTTAATGCGTATTTACCGCACATAAACCTATCGTAGTCATACATAACATCGAGGTCTTTATCAGATAAAAAAGCCCTTCGCAGCTGCATGTATCTGTTGATTTCGAGGTTGTTTAAGAATTTAGTCAATTCTGTTTGTCTCACCATTCATTGTTATTCTTCTCTTCTGTGTAAAGGGTCTAATCTGCTCCTTGCTCGTCAAATTTCTCGATAGCCCTATATACAGCCCCTTGAGAGCAGCAATCCTTTAGGAATTTTCTGTAGTGGTGTCCTTTCCTATCAGATAGAGGGCGATTGTCGATCTCTCGCATCACAATAAACAGCTCCACGTATGTCGTCGGGCCATTATAGTCGACAACCTTTGCGACAAACTTCTGAAACATACCGCGATAGAGAAACTCCCCCAAAGCTGTCTTCCTAAAGCCTAACTCACGTAATGTAATTTCGTTTTGCATCTCAAAAAGGTTCAGAGAGAGAGAGTTGCATTCAGCATACGAAGACAGTTGTTCTCCAGGCATAGAGGTGTCGATTCTTAGTGAATTGTAGTCTGAATCTTCGACCAGGCACAAGACTACCAGTCCCGACATTGCGGGTTCGGTCTTTTGGTTCCTTTTCATCTGGGATATTAGATGCTCCATTTCCTTCATAGAAACGGTGAGTTTTAAATTAGTTTGTTTTTTCATTGTTTGCATGTTACAGTGATACGCCAAAGATAAACTAATTCTATTGAATAAATCAAGTATTTCAAAAACTTCTTACAGCTTTTGCACTTCTTTTTCTCGAAAAATCAACATATCAGTGTGATATATTCTATTTTTTCGCTTTGAAAGAATGTAAAACCAATTTTTTGAACGCATGAAGGAAAAAATTCTCGCACTACTGCTGGCCAAATTTGCAGGCGTGCGAAAAGATGGACTGGCACGATTGGCAGAAGCTCTATCGTTACAGGCCGATACCGAAGAAGAAGCGGGCGCTCTGGTTGAGAAGCTCACTGCTGATAAAGTAGGCGAGTTCACAACGAACTACCGCAAAGATGTGGACAAGGAAGTGTCCGACTCTAACAAGACTTTTGAAACGAATCTCAAAAAGAAGTTTGACTTCACAGAGAAGAAGGCCGAATCCGGCAAAACTGATCCTCCAGGAGGTGACGACACTCCGGCTTGGGCAAAATCTCTGATTGAGACCAATCAAAAGTTGACTGACCGATTGGCGAACCTTGAAGCAGGCCGCACAACCGAGTCAAGGCTTCAAACCCTTGAAGGCAAACTCACCAACATGCCTGAAAACTTCAAATCCAAAGTGATTAAAGATTTCAAACGCATGTCATTTGATGACGATACGGCCTTCAACGAATACTTGACTGAGACTGAATCGGACATTGCTGCATTCAATCAGGAATTGGCTGACAAGGGCCTGTCCCAGCAAAGCAAACCACTTTTTGGCAAACAAACCCAGGAAGGTGTTTCCAAAGGGGTGCAGGACTTCATTGACAGCAAAACGAAGCCAGAGAGTTCTCTTGGCGGGAAGGAAGTTTAAATCTTAAAATCTTAAACACATGGGACTAAAAATTGATCGCTCAAGCGACACAAGGGTCAACAAATCGATCCTTCACCGTGTGGCTGATATTCCCGGGGGCGTTACGATTAAAACCGCTTCTCTCGGAGGTTCTGCGCTGTACGAAGGTACTCCAGTAGGACCGTTGGGAGACGGTTCCGGCATGTATGGTGTTGCCAAGACTGCCAAACTCGTAACCCAAGCTGCGAACGATGCAACAACTTATGAAGTTGCCAAAGGGCACCACTTCAAAGTTGGTGATTATTTCGCAACCGGTTCAACCAACGGTAAGCAGATTACTGCTATCGACAAAACCACTAACTCCGATAAGGATGTTATCACTCTCTCTGCAACCCTTGGGGTTGTTGTTGCAATCGGCGCCGTGATGTTTCAATCAACTGGGGGTAACACGACTCTTGCCGTGACTCCGAACGCGGTTGTTGGATCTAACCTTGACGTGGAAGACGCCGACAACCTATTTGTTGATGCCTGGTTGATCGCTGTGGTGAAAGACACTGTTGCGCCCGCTGCGACAACTGCTATTAAATCAGCTTTGAAAGGTATCCATTATTTAACCGTTTAATCCTTTTGAATTATGCAAAAATCATTGATGGTTGGGTTGAATGAAAAGGACATGCAGGCGGTTATTAATACCTATGACCTGAAGCCTTTCTACTACCCGACATTGTTTCCTTTGAAGGAAAACAACACATTATCCTGGAAGACCCTTGAGGCCGTTGCAGGAATGAAAATTGCCGCCGACTTAGTAAGCCGCGGGGCAACAATCCCGAAAAAGACCAGACAGGCTATCTCCAAGATTCAAGGAGATATCCCGAAACTGGCTATCTCTCGCGAAATGCTTGAAGACGAATTGACCGACTACGATATTTATATCGCAATGGCCGGAAACAATTCGGATCTGAAATCCCTGGTGGAATTCTGGGCGAATGATACCCAGTATTGCTGGACGGGTATCGCTGCACGTATCGAGTGGATTGCGTTGCAGCAAATCTCTCTGGGGCAAGTGAAATTCAGCAACTCGAACAACGCTGCTGTTGTGACTGAGTATGACGTGAACTACCAACTGGCCGCTGGTCAGAAAAAAGGTGTAGACACTTCATGGTCTGCCGGTACTTCGGGTAAACCACTGACAAAAGACTTCCCCGCAGCCTTGGCAGCCGGGAAGACGTTGTTTGGCGCTACCTATAGGTATGCCTTCATGAACAGTAACACCTTGGCCAAATTCGTTGCTCAGGAAGAAGTGATCAAGGCCTGTGCAAGCTACCTGACCAACGCTGTCGGTATCGCCCAGGAGCCGGATCTGGATGCGGTGAACACCATGTTGAAACGCAAAGTCAAATTCAAAGGACTTCAGATCATTGAGATCGATCAGGACATCACCATCGAAAAAGCTGACGGCACCCAAGTTACCGGCAACCCATTCGAGGACGATGTTGTGCTGTTCTCTGAAAGCAAGGTGCTTGGAAACTCCTTCTGGAAAAAACCAATTGACCTGAAATTGGAAGGATCTTCTGCAATGAAGGCCATGAATGGCCCGACTTTGATTAAGAAGTATTCGGAAGAATCTCCGGTCAAAGAGGTCACTGAAGGTATTGCAAACATCTTCCCTGCGTGGAACTTGGCTGGACGTTCAGTACTGATGCAAACCAGTGCCACATCCTGGACTAAGAACTAATTAACGGGCGGGCGTTAACTCGTCCGCCTTAATACTTTCAGCAATGGCAATAGCAACGAACAAAGACTACCTGGTAGCGGCCCTATCCAAATTCAACGTATCTGAGGCAGATATCGATTTGATGCTGATTGATTCCGATCTTGATCCGGACGAGGCACCAGATCCACGAGCGTGCAAATTGGCAATCTATAATTCCATGTCTGCCATCCTGCCTCTGGCCAACGTGTCAGAAAGCGGATACTCAGTGAGCTGGAATATGGATGGGTTGAAGCTCTGGTACCAATCTCTCTGTTCGGAGCTTGGCAAACCGAATGTGATCAAGCCTAAAATCCGTAATCGTTCGAACCTATGGTGAAGCAATACCCGCATTTTCTTTACAAGCTCACAGCCGGGAGCTATGCTGCCCAAAATGAGGAAGGGAATTGGGTGTCCGCAGATCCTACCTGGGAGTTTCATTCTGCTTGCAGAGAAGAGACAAACGGGAAAGGCAGCTTAGTTCAAGGGCCTGATGGAAAATCAATCGTGTTCTCTTCTTTGGTTTTGCTTCCGAAAGGAGCGGCAAAGTTGACCGAGGGGACAACGGTCCGGGTCGTGAACTCGGAAGATCCTGCAAGCGAATTGCGGATTGAGCGACCGGTTCTGAAGTGTGATATTTCACAAATGCACGGACGACTATGGCTTTAAAGGCAAAATTCAAACCGGACATGGTTCGGCAGCGGCTGGAGAACGTTCTTCGAGTTATTGAGAAACGGCAAATAGAAAGGCTGCAATACTTGGGAGAGCTGTGCGTGAAACAGGCGAGAGAGAACGGGAGCTACACGGATCAGACGGGAAACCTGAGGTCGTCTATCGGGTACGCGATATTCCAGGACGGAAAAGCGGTAGTCGAGAATTATCAACGGGTGCTGTCCGGAGCTAACGGAATGCAAGAAGGCAGGAAACTGGCCAATGAAGTAGCAAGCGGCTATAAAGAGGGCATTCTCCTGGTCGTCACCGCCGGAATGAACTACGCCTTGAAAGTCGAATCGAAAGGACGTGACGTGCTCACATCCGCTGAACTACTGGCAGAAAAGGAATTGCCAAAAATGCTGGAGCAATTAGTTGACAATATTAATAAAGCTTTCCAATGAAGCTGACTTACGACATAGACTCTATTCTCTACGGTGTATTGAAAGGATCAGCTCCTTTAGTTGCCGCTATCTCTGGCGGTATCTATTCAGGGGACCGTCCGGACAGTTCCGAAAAAGAGGATATCACGGTAAATACGATTGTGCTGACGCAGGATTACAAACCGCAACGCGGAACATCGAACGTCAACATTCACGTGCCGGATTTGAGCCTGAATATCGGGGGGATGCCGCAACGGAAAGCCGATACGGTGAGATTGAAAACAGTCGCCAACTTGGTGCTCGACACACTCAGGGCGGCAAAAGTTGACGGGCTTGGATTTGTCATTGAAAACCAAACAACCGTGCGGGAGGAAGCGACAAACCAGCATTACGTCAATATTCGGATTAGTTGGAGTATTCACTAAAAACAACAATGTATTATGAGTTCTGTAGTAACCTTGGGATTAGCTCAAATCATGGTTGGTACCGCCGCACCTGGCGGAACAATGCCAGATTCGGGCTCCCTGACCAAAATAGGTAAAACCTATCAAGACACCTGTAAGTTGGCGCAGGAGAAAGCCGATGTCACGGAACATTACGAGGAGGGCAAGGCCGCCCCGCTCGTCCGTAACAAGAAAAAGAAAATGCCGGTACTGACATTCTCAATCATGGACCCCGATGCACAGCTCCTTGCTGACTACATCGGAGGAACAGTAGATGGTACATCCGGGGCATGGGGTTTCAATGGGGATGAAGCCGTTGCCAACAAGGCCGTTCAGGTACAATCTGAGCAAGGTCTCTGGGTTGACATTCCTAACGCGGACATTGAGGCTGTGATCAACGCGGACATGTCTGAGAAGGGGTTGTTCATGGTCGACTTTACGGTGACCCCACTGGCCGTATCTGCCGGAAAAGCAATCTCTGCCTACGAACCGGCATAATTTGAAATTCATCATTGAAAAGAGCCTTTTGCGGAAGGCTCTTTTTCTAACAAAAGAATACCCCGATGCCTGAATTCAATAAAAACCAAGCCGAACGGAAAGAAATTGACCTGTTGATACAAAAAGGTCTCCGGTTCAAGCTCGAACGCACCCTGCATGTCTGGACCCTGTATGGGCGCAAACCGGTCAACGAAGAACTGGAATTCACCATTCACGAGCCCACTCTTGCCGTGCTTGACCGCTTATCGGCTGAACAAATCGGATTCGATCTATCGGAAACCGATTTGAACGGACCTGAAGGAATAAGTGAAGCCCGGCGTTTGACACACGCGCACACAAAGCGATTGGCAAGAATAGTGGCAATCGCCACCTTGGGGGAAGGGCTTTTCAAAGCGGAAAGGATAGGCGGGCGGACCATGTACCGCGAAGATGCATCGAAATTAAAGGAGTTGACAGCTCTGTTTATCACGCACATTAAACCCTCGAAGCTCTTAAAGCTTGTGCAGATGATAAACGCGATGTCGAACATGGGGGATTTTTGCAACTCTATTCGATTGATGTCGATCAGGACAACAATGCCGGATCGAATAGAGCAGCAGGGATGAACAGTATCTACGGCCGAAGGGGGTTCATTTGCTCTCACTTTGGCTGGACCTGGGACTATCTGCACCACGGCATTGGGTGGCCAACCGTTCATCGGATGTTGGCGGACGGGCCAAAATATAACTCGGGAAGCAAGGACAGTACCAAGCTGACAAAGAACAATGTAAAAGGAATCGCCTCACGGATAAACAGCATGATATGAACGAAAACAACGGAGCCCTCGAATTTGAATCCCTGCTGAAAAATGATCGGTTTTTGGCTGCGGTCTCGCAAAACGAACGAGCCGTCAGAGGTATGTCGGATCATGTGGTGAAGGAAGGAAAGCGGATGGATTCCATGTACAAAGGAATGGGCGACATGGTGACCGGACTCATCGGACCAGTGAGTGCTCTGGCAGCAGCCTACAAGCTCAAACAGCTGGCCACGGAAGCTTACGAGTTTGAGCGTGAATTCGGCATGGCTATGCGCGAAGTCCAGACCATTTCGAAGGCCGTGGAGGACGATTTTGACGGGATATCGGAGAAGCTCGTGCAAATGGCAGCCAACGGGCCCGACAGCGCAATTAAACTGGCAAAAGCCTTTTATCAAATCGTTTCGGCCGGGTACGATGGCGCGGAAGGGTTAAAGCTGCTTGATATCTCCTCAAAAGCTGCCACTGCCGGGATCACAGACACCACCACTGCGGCTGATGGGTTGACAACCGTTCTCAACGCCTGGGGGCTTTCGGTTGGGGATACGGAGAAAGTAGCGGATGTCATGTTCAAGACCGTCGAACGTGGAAAAACGACATTTGGGGAGCTGGCTTCAACAATTGCCCAGGTTGCACCGCTCGCAGCCTCGAACAATATTGCCTTCGAAGAGATCTTTGCCGCCATACAAACCATCACAAAACAAGGTACTCCCACGGCCCAAGCCATGACCCAGATCCGCTCCTCTATCATCAACCTGAATAAAGTGCTCGGGGACGGATGGTCGGATACGATGACTTACCAGGAGGGGCTTAACAAGGTTGCTGAGATGGCCGGGGGCAGTCAGAATAAACTAAAGGGATTAATCCCGGATGTGGAAGGGGTGAATGCGGTGCTGGCATTAACTGGGGAAAAAGCAAAAGGGGCGGCCGAGGATTTGAACGAAACAGCAACAGCTGCGGGGGCGATGGAAAAGGCTTACGGCACGATGATGCAGGAAGCCGACAACAAATGGTCTGTCGTTCACAACAAGTGGACACGTGAACTTCGGGAGCTTGGAAAAGCCTTGAAAGAAGAATCCGGATCCGTAGCAGGTTTCTTTGATGCTATACTTTCCCAGGGGGAAGATATCGATACGGACATGTCGATTTACGGGATTGCAGACAAGATCAAGGCGCTTCGGATCATGGGGGGTTCTTTTCTCGGATCGTGGATTATGGGGGGTTTAACCCCTGAAAGTTCAGTCAGAGAACAATACGCAGAATTCGTGAAACAGATAAGAGATTATGCGTCTCAAGGTCTCGCGGATCAGCAGTTAAAGCTGGACGACATCCTGAAAATAGAAGATAAAGACACCAGATTAGAATCCCTCACGGAGTTTCTCAAAAATATGAAGGATGCTGAATCTGATTTGGGGGAGACACAATTCCGAAACGACGAGCAGCAAAGGGCGGCGCTTACACTAAGGGCCGAACTCTGGGGAGAGGTATCGGAAAAAGCGCAAGCGGCCATTACCGCTATCAAAGAAGGCGGCTCAGAAACAGCCATCAGAAATCTGAAAAAGATAAAGGAGGAGATTGACGCGGCGAAGGAAAAACAGGATTCGGCGACCTCAAACGCGGAGTATAATTCTATACAGAAGACAATAGACAAACTTGAGGAAGAGGCAGCAACCATCACCGGTGCTGGTTCTGAAATGGAGAAGATGCAGACCAAATTGCAGAAACTCAATAGTGAAATACAGGAAGAATTGCAGAAACTCAACAGTGAAATACAGTCTATTTCAGAAGAAGACAGGAAGATTATTGATGAACGGATCAAGGAATTGGAAAAGGAGAAGAAGCTTATTGCTGAACGGATCGTCTTTTTGGAAAAAGAGAAGAAGCTTAGAGAGGAGATTGCCAGTCAGGCTCTCAAGGTTGTTGAGAATAAAACAATCAAGCCCAAACAGGTATCTGCGGATTCAATTAAAGGAAAAATTACTGGGTCAGATGGGAAGACTCTCTTTATCGGCAAAGGAGAGTATAAGAACATCCAGAAAGTTGAGCTTGAGTTCAAGAAGCTCAATAAACGCATTAAAGAAACGAAGGACCTGAACGACGACCAGATGAATAATCTGCTTGACACCTCCAATCAAGTGCTTGGTGTTATTAACCAGATTACGCAGAAATATGCCGAACAACTTGGGCTAAACGAAGAACAGGCGAAAGTGTTGGAGTCTGGCTTGCAAGCTATGTCTGGAATTGCCGATATCGCTTCCGGGAATGTTATAGGCGGAGCTGCAAAGCTTCTCGATTCTGCTATGAGCATGTTTCTGAAAACACCAGAAACTCTTGCAGATAAATTCGGACCTGTTCTTGAACAGACGCAAAAGATAATAAGCTCTATCAATATTGCAAGCGAAGCTCTATCAAAACTTCATATAGATAGCTCGTCGCTTCAGATTTTTAAGATTGAACGGAAATTGACAGATTTAGCTCAAACTGCAAAACATTTAAACGATGAATTCCCAGAAAATTATAGTTATGGCCCCCGTCGGTCAGTTTACGGGAATATTATCGAGGAGAAAGCAAATTTAGAAGAAGAAATTGCTGAATTGTCGAGAATGCTAATTAGTACTGGATTGTCAGATGACGACCGAGTAGCTATTGAAGCAGTTGTTGAGAGTTATAATTCCCTTGTTACTGAACTGAATTCAGTAATAGAAGATATAATTGGTGTTTCGATCGATGGTCTTGGTGATTCGTTAGCTGATGCATTTTTTCAGGCGGAAGATGCAGCTCAAGCATTCGGAGATACTGTTACAGATATAATCGAAAACGTTATCAAGAAGCAATTAACTGCCACCTACCTAACAGCACCAATCGAAAATGCAGTCAAAAAGTTGATTGTTGATATTAACGACGGAGAGATCATCGGTGGTCGAGGGGCTAATGCCCAAGAGATAAATGTCGGGCTAACACCGGAAGAAGCTGTTGAATTTCGGGAATCGATACAGGCTATTTATGATACGGCACAACCTGCGTTTCAGGCAATGATTGATGCCCTTGGAGAACAGGGATTTAATTTTGGCGACGA